TTGGTGGCTTTCGTCTTGTTAATGGCGACACTGTTTGGCACAACGGACCTGTGGTCGAAGCTTTGGAAAGGGGAGCTATCCTCCTTCTAGATGAAATTGATCTTGCATCAAACAAGATTCTATGTCTACAATCTATCCTAGAAGGTAAAGGTGTATTCCTCAAAAAGATTGGACGTTATGTAAAACCTGCTCAAGGATTCAATGTTATTGCAACTGCGAATACTAAAGGTAAGGGTTCTGATGATGGTCGTTTCGTAGGAACTAATGTTCTTAATGAAGCATTCCTAGAAAGATTCCCAATTACATTCGAGCAAGAGTACCCATCTGCTGCTATCGAAAGCAAGATCTTAATCAATCAAGGATGTGATGCAGAGTTCACTGAGATGCTTATCAAGTGGGCAGGTGTTATCCGTAAGACATTCTTTGATGGTGGTGTTGATGAAGTTATTACAACTCGTCGTTTGGTTCACATTGTTCAAGCGTATGCAATCTTCGGAGACAAGTTGACCGCAATCACTAATTGTGTCAATCGTTTTGATGATGATACTAAGCAATCATTCCTTGATCTTTATACAAAGGTTGACGCACAAGAAGAACTAGAGTATACTGAGGGTTGAGAAATACCCTCTCTATATTATGAGAAAGTACAATGAGGATTTAATCCTCAAGGAGATTTCAGAATACATCTCCAACACATACAAAGGTCATTATTCTGTCGGTAACGTTCAGACTCTTGACCTTATTGATTCTGTTGGTGACGCTGAAGCATTCTGTAGAAGTAATGTTCTTAAGTATGCCTCACGTTATGACAGAAAGGGGTCAGCAAGGAAAGACATCATTAAG